TGAAAAGAAATTCTTTATATCATCCCCTATAGTAGTTATTTCATCTCCTATCATCTGATAAAAATTATCATTACCCATCCAGATTAGTCTTTCTGGATAGGGTCCAGCGGGAGGTATGTTCTGCACTGTGAAATGAGCTGGCATACCATGTTTTCTACTTATAACATAATATTTGAAAGGAGGTGAAGTTCCAGTATGATATACCCTGTATATAGAATTATCCTTTCCTACTATTAAGTTATTCAAGTGACTAGCTACAGCAGTAATTGCTTCATCATCGGCCTCAGAAGCTTTAAAGTTCAGAAAATCATTAGTGGTATCCCAGCTGGTTCTATCATTGAGTCCTGACCAATAAGCTAATTTCGGTTGAGCAGCTGTATTTAAGGCAAATAATCTATTGGCTAATACTGCATTAAATTTACTAGCTGGCATATTACTAACAGCAGCTGCATTTCCTGCTCCTCCATCATGCTCTATAGCTGCATCTCTTGAAAGACTAGTAGCAATCAATTGATCTTGAAACTTAGAGAAACTCCATAGATTATCCTGACTGTCTGTAATAGTAACAGCTCCGGATCTGTCCTCCCAAGTTCCATTATTATCCTTATAAAACTTAGCCTCGGATATAGAAAAGAAGTTAGTGGTTTGTGGGATCTGATAAATTCCTGTTATCTCAGCAGCTGCTCCTTGAGCTGTAGAATTATGTTTAGATCTACCAAATAGTTTTGCTACACCTCCCTCAGGTGCATTATAACAATTTAGAATATAAGTAGCCTGTCCCTTCTTAGTAATAACGTCGGGAGTATCTACCGTATTCATTCCAGCAAATAATCTAATAACATTTGTCCATGTGTGTTTAGTATACATTATAAATTATAATCCCTTGGGTTACGACTACGTCCACCTCTAGCCTGTACACTAGGTCTAGGATATACTCTCTTTGGACGTCCTAGTCTATGTACTTGTTTCTTCTTTAAAAGTCCAATTGATTTATTTGCTAACCTTTCCCAAGTAGCAAATCCTGCATCATCTCCCATCTCTGCACATATTAATTTATTAGTCCAATATACCAACCCCTGATGCTGTGAGGTAGGAATTTCTGGAACATCGCTATCACCCGATAACTCAGTGGGATATTTAAAATAATCGAACTTTAACGGAGAATAGGATGAAACAAAAGCACTAGTAGGAACGAATACAAGATACACCTTCCAGACTCCGGATTCTCTTTGAGAAATATTAAATCCAAAACAATCCCCTTCATCTAAATCCTCTTTGTTCTTCCATTCTTCATCATCATAGGCATCTAGTACTATTCTTTGATTTCCAGAATCTCTATACCAAATATCTACTGGAGTATCTATATCCCAATCACTAGCAAATGAACTTATAGTATAAGATTGAGTACTAGCCGTTAGAGTTAAATTTACGGTTCTCTTTAACCAGGAGAATCCCATCAAAGAACATATTTCGCGGAGAGCATCATTTACCTTTTTCTTTACATAAGTAACATGCGAAGTAGTAGTATCTCCCGTATCTCTTGCGCTTTCATTATAAATATCCGAAAAGACTTTACCTGCCATTGTATTCTCCTTATTTATAAGTTACATCTATTTCAACAACCTGTGCTGCTGTAGTTGGTACCATAACATATACCTTCTTGGCGTCTCTGATATGACAGACTCCACTTGTTGAGGTATTATAGTTAGAGGTATTTCCATCCTTATTATATCTAAAATGATCTGCAGTAGAAGTCTCCTCGAGTTTTATACGGATCTCTTGAATCCTTCTATTATTATAATCAGATTCATCAAAGACTTTATACCAGGTATCAGCATCAGTACAGGTAAACCTAATTGTTCTAGACCCTCTTCCCATAATTTTATCCTTATTTAAGTATGTCTTTAATTAAGTCAACTACTTGAACAAGTTTATCTTTTTCTGACTTCAAAGTAGCTTTATCTCTATCAAGCTGTTTAGCTGCAAGTTCATTATTCTTGATTGCTTTATTGGCTTGATCCGCTAATCTCTGATAACTCTCTTTTTCTTCTACTAACAACCCCTTTTCTTTCTTAATGGAAGCTAACTCTGATGTTTTTTGTTCTTCTATTTCAATCAGTCTAGCCTGCTCATTTCTGGTAGCTTCATTCACAGCTGCTTGTAGAGTATTTCTTAAGTCGTTCTTCAACTTATTAAGTCTACTCTTTTCTGCTTCTAAAGACTTTATATCAGATCCTAGATTAACTTTACGAGTTTCTAGATTAGATACATCCTTTTCCAGAGTCTTCAATTTCTTCTCTAGACCTGCTGCTCCTTCTAACAAGGTTTTCATTTCCATCTTATTTCCTCCTTTAGATTATTCCTCTAATAGTTTTATAAGATCAGCCTTTCTAGCATTGGCTTTATATTCAATACCATTCTCTTCGCAGAGTTCCATTAACTCTGATTTAGTTAAAGAGTTTAGGTCTACTTCTTCACCGGGTTCGTCTTCCTCTTCCTGTTCCAATTCTTCAGAAATTGATTCTGGTTCGTCTTCCTTAATTGGAGGAGGTGGAGCTGTTTTCTCCTTCTTTTTCTCTGCCTTTATATTACTACTTACTACTGTGAACTCCCACTTAATCGGAGTCAATCTATTATTTAGAGTTAATAGATGTAAAGCATCATACTCCTCAAACTCTATAATAGTTCTGTCGAATAAAAATACTCTCTTTCCTCCCTTCCTTAAATTAGCTACTCTAGGAAAACGAGTTCCATTGTATTGTATTTTTATTGTGTTCATAATACTTCCTCCTGTAATTGTTCTCTCTTGTTTATACAATCTACTTCAAATAATGCAATAATGGTTATAATTAATATATCAAACCTAGCAAATCTCAACACTTCATGAAACAGCGGGTATATAGCCATAGCCCCCAAAGAGGCTAGAAAGTAGATATTCTTTCTTTTAAAACTCCTAAAATATCGAACCAAACTCCATGCTAAAAATAGGAATGGAACTACTCCAATCTCAAACATCGTTCTAAGATATTGATTGAATGAACTAGCTAATTTTATAATCCCTCTTCGTTGTAGTTCCTCAAGATCAAAGGAACCAATACCCCTTCCTATAAATACATTTATCATACATTCCTTAATAATGTACTCATAGGACTTAGCTCGGGTATTTAACTTATTTACAATGGTTTCTCCCTTTAATACTGTCAAAGTAATAGCTGATAGTATTAATAAGACTATGATGCCCTTCTTATTTACTCTAGAAGATAATAAAATTAGCAACATAACTGCAAAAGCAAATCTACAAGCATAGGATTCTATGAGAAAGACAAATACTCCGGCAATACAGATAGAAATCCACCCTATCTTCTTGTTTAATATAAACCCTAACGGACTAATAATAACCAAACTATAGGCTAGATGATAGTTTCTTCCCATTAATCCAGGCATAGAGGTATGAGATATATGAAAACTAGGATTAAGAGCATAAGTATTACCTGGGTCATAAACTAAATATAGTCCAAACTTCTGACATAGAGCAAATACCACATTTATTAAGCTCATAATCAGTAGAATGAGAACTACTCCCTTTATCCTTTTCACTCCTAAAATAATACTATAATACAAAGATACTCCAGCTATCAAGGCTATAAACCCCAGTGGATATCCCCTTGGGTTTAAAATAACAGCAAGGATTGTATTACAGATCAATATTAAGGGAAGAACTGGATTGTCTGCTCTCCTTCTAACTCCTAGGAATAAGGCTAATGACAATAATATAACCCCTCCATAGTTGAATAGAAGAAACTGTAAACCGTTCTGAGTCATTCCAGGAAGCCATAGAATTGGAGAGACTAAAAGGAATAACTGTAAACAACGGTCAAAATTAATAGTAGGTAATAGTAGCCGTTGCATTGTTTAAATATAAGTATATCCCTTCATATACCTTAAGCCCCTCTCTTCCAAAAGACTTGTGTTTAGAATCATATTGTGTTGCTTCTCTAATTTCTATTACTTCATTCTTCCCTGAAGTAGTTACTGAAGCCGAATCAAATACACATGCGTATCCATTAGCTGAAGTAGCCACGATATCTATATCATAGATAGTACTAGCCACTGTAGCAATAACAGCACTGGAAGACTGCTTTCCAGTAGTTATTTTCCTTTGAGCATTATCAGCCTCTGCTTGAATCGAACAAAAGAATAGAAAAAGAGTTAATATCAAAATATATAATTTTTTCATCGCATATTCCTTTAATAATGGGGGAGAGTATATCCCTCCCCCACTGTTATTCTTACCTATACTCTAATACTACTGAACCGCTAGTTACATCTGCATAAACTCCAGCATCAAACTTGATTGGAGGATCAAAATCATAACGTCTAGTACCATATTGAGTAGCTTCACCTACTTCAACCTTTACTTCTTTTCCGGTACCGGCTGGAGCAGTAGCGCTATCATATAAAAGAACAAATGAATTAGCTGCATTAGCAAATACTGTAGCTCCATAAACGTATGTAGGTCCTGAAATCATAGTTTCATCTGATTGAGTAGAAGCTGCGTTAACATAACCAAAGTCTAACGCCTCTCTATCTCCTCTTGCTGCAAATGCTATACCAGACCCCAATAACATTAAGGATAGGCATAATACTAGAAATATTCTAACTAATTTCATAGTTTACCTCCTTATTATATAGTACCAGGGTTCTTAGAATAAGCTTCCATAACCAAATAATTTGGTTTATTTGCTGCAGAGTCTTCAATGGCTTTTACACCATAAAGAGTTTCAATACCGATACCAGTAATGAAACCATAGTCATCAGTATCTTCGACTCTCTTTGGTTGTTGACCCCAAGCAAAAGCACAAATTTCAGCTCCGAAGCCTATAATTTTTGATACATTTCTTTGTGTAATTAGAGAGCCTTCTGCGTGAGTTGTGGCTGTAGTACTGTTAGCACCTCTAGTACACCCTGTGAATGAGCGGTAAGTTTTACCAGTATAGCTAATTTCTTCACTTTCAATTGTAATGGTACCAGTTGACCCAAAGAATTGAGTATACTGCTTTTGCTGCCCTGTATTGGTTTGAGCTGCTCCACCTACTAAAATAGTAGTTGCATCAGCCGTTAGAGCAGTACCAGCTCCATCCGTATATAAACTACATTCAGGTCTAAGCGGAGTACCTTGTACACATCCAGCAGCTTTTACACCACGTAATGTATAAACAAGTAAACCATTCCACTCTACTGGACGGCCAGTAAAGATTGGGTTTTTAGAACTTCTTGCTTCAGCCTGTTTTACTGCATCCAACCATCTATCATCACCGCGTAGATTATATTCATCAACTTCAGAAATAACTACACCATAGTGATAGGTTTCTTGACCCCCATCTCTTTCGACGGATAAAGGAATAGCTCCTTTTCTATCCAAGGCTAATTTGATAGCATCTAGCTCTTGAGTAGTGAATGTGTCATCATCCCCTAACGTTGCAGAACTAGTTGCATTACCAGCATAAAGAGTATCAGGAGTACTATCTAGAAGCTGTGAGAAAGTCTGTCTATCAAGTTCTCTAGCTAACCAGTTTGATAATCTCATTCGGGTTTCTTGGATAGTGTCAAAGTTAACTTCTTTCTTAACCTTCTTAGTTACAGCAACTGCTTTTCTCAACCAATCAACCGTTACATTGAATTGAGAAGTACTTAACTTATCTTCATTACCTCTTAAGGTAGACTCACCAGTAACGCCTGGGCCATAAAGCTCAGACATAACTTGAATATGAATAACGTCTCCAGCTTGATTTACGAAATCAGTCTTCTCTATGATAGGCTTTTCAGAACTTTCTTTTCCTTTCATTTTACCCCAAAAGGATTTTCTCGAAGCATCATAGCGAAGTCTCTTTTCCCAAATCTCGGGAATGTTATAATCCAAATCACTGTCTGAATCATTCATTGCTACCATGGATGTTACATTAGTACCAGTGATATCGCTTAAAAGATTAAGAAGAGATAAAAACCATCTTTTGATGTATTCCATTTGTGTCTCCTCTGTTACTTCTTGGTCTTAGCAGACATCAGACCTTCATGCTCTTGTCTTTCTAGTTCATCTAATTCCTTAGGTGACAAGCTAGAAATATCGACTAATTTCTTTCCGGTCTTTCCTCCGTCTCCCTTACCAAGAACGAATTTACTACTCTTTGATTTCTTCTTCTTAGATGGTTTACCGGATAGTAATTCGCTGGCTCTTTTAACAGCCCAATAACTTCTTTCGGGGTCATGTTTATATTTCTTCTTGAACTCAGGGTCATTCTTCAATAACTCCTTAGCCTTCTTTCTTAAAGGACTCTCTTTTTGAAGAACCTCAGGGTAATCCCTAAGAATAGCATTCTCAGCACGAAGTGAAGTAATGACATAGCCAAATTGATTAGAGAGATTAATAAAATGCTCAAAGCCTTTATTAATTCTATCAACTAATGGCCAACTATCTTTATCTACTTCATCCTTTTTGAAAATGAAATCATAGTCACTACCTGAGCTACTATCTGATTTGCGTCTATCATTTGCTTTTGGATTAGCAACGAGTTCACCGTCTTCATTCTCAATAAGAACTCCAGCCTCAACTAAAGCCTCTAGCTGTTGAGCTCTAGAATTAACTTGATCGAATCTTTTGCGGGGGACAGTTTTGGAGCGAGAAGAGTCTTCATCAGAGTCTTCATCATCCTCCTCATCTTCATCCTCATCACCATCTTCTGCATCTTCGTCTCCGGGATCTGAATCGTCATCATCATCAGAATCCTCAGCCGGAATCTCTATCTGATCCTCACCTCTTTGATCAAATAGTAATTCTAATAGACCTAAAAACCATCTCTTTAATTCTACTAACATTTTAACCTCCAGTTTTATTACCGAGAGCCTGCCTCTCGAGGGTTTGTTTTTTAATGGCAGCTCTTACCTCTGTAAGATTTTCCAACTGCCATATAAATTGTTTGGGTTTCTTTAGAACCCTATCTATCTGGTTGACGCGGGCTATTAGGCGAATTCTAAACTCGTCATTTCCTGGAACGTTAATGTTCTCATTCAATAAGGTTGATACCAATCCCTCTTTATCCTTTTCTATAGCCTCCATGAAAAAGATAAAATCAGGATTGACCATCAGGCGTCTCATCGCCTCCGCACCATCTATAATGTATTGTCGCTTTCTAGCTCCTTCGGCTTTCTCATCAGCGGAAAGAGCCTTCTTGCGGGTTAATAAATTCTTGATTCTAGATTTCATTATTCTCTTCTCCCTTCCATTCTACTCTTTTGGTGCTCTAATAATTTGTCGGTTCTCTCATCCTGTTGACTTAATTCAATATCAGCAATTACCTGCTTTGCTGCTTCACCCTCGGGTGTTCCCTTTTTATGTTTAGCAACAGTCTTAAGCTGATCTAGTTGTTGTTTCTTCCTAATCTCCTCTTCCACCATAGCCTTCTGCTTAATCTGTTCTTGTTGTAGCTTTTCAGCATCTGGAAGAGTAACTCCCTTTAACTGATAAGCATCTACTAAGTTCTGAGTAACCTCCCTAAGATTATTCAGAGTAGTAGGAGATAGCTCGGGAGAGAAGAATAGGTTCTTTTGGAATACAGCATAAGCCTCCTGAGCATCCTGTTTCTTACGATAAATATTATCATTGATGCTAGTTCCTCTAGGTATAAAGTTCCACTTGAATGAAAGTGTTTTTCGAGATATTTTACGGAAAGGATTCTCTTCCTCTTCAGTAACATAAAATACCTTATCTTCCATTCCTGCATCTCGCATCATTTTAGCATGCATAAGAATGTTACCTTCAAAGAACTTCTTGTTTGTCATATTCAATAAAGCAATCATGGTATCAAATGAGAAATTACCCTCACCTATTAAAGCCATAATACCTCTAGCCGTTTTATTACTAGGATCTGCAATACCTAGATTCTGATCATTAACTCCAAACAATCTCTGAAGCAATCCCATTACAAAATCTATTACCCATTGGCTTCTAGCTTCAGAGTAATTACCCATCTCTAGTCTACCTAATTTAGTTTGATCGCTAACTCCCCAAAACTCATTAGGTCCAAATTCATGTATCTCGGGATCAAAGCCTGATTCCTCATCATAAATAAACGGAGCATGACTATTGATAGTATCCCGGTTTACCATATTATTTAACAAGCTATCCACCAAGTCTCTAATACCTCTAGCAAATTCAGGTATTCCTTTACCCCTAGACCTATGAGGCATAGGCATTATTTGCCAGTGATAAATTTGTCTCTTCCCTTTATATGGGTTAAATATCCAACCTAAGAGTTCTCCATCCTTTATGGCATATAAAGCAATAACCTCTCTTACTCTCTTTTTATCTCCATCTACACTCTCTGAAAGTTCTACCTCTCCTCTTACCTCTATAAGCTGAATCTTGGGTATAGTAGAAACCTTATCACTCTTAGCATTAGGTTTTATTTTATTAACAGCATCTTCATCATATCCCCCATCTTCTACATCTCCAACCTTAGCCTTGAGTTTATGCCAGTTCTTTTTCATAAGATGTCCTACAAAAGGTAGCTCGTCAAGGTCATAGTCTTCTGCATCTTCGGGAAGGATTAAGTCTTTAGGGTTAACAGGTATAAGTTTAGTACCGAAATAGATCTTGTCTGTTTTAGTAATAGTTATCTCTTTTACCTCAGGAACTAAACCAGTAGTAACATCAGGAGTTGGTTGAAAATTCTCATCTACCTCTAGCGGATATCCATTAGGCCATTCCTCATCATATTCATTTACGTTCTCGGGGTCTATAACAGGTTCATTATCGGTTCCAGGCTGTATAAGAGTAAAATAAGTCTCTTCCCATTCATATTCCTCATCTGCCTCAATTAGTTTACCATAACCATCTCCTGTTAAGCCTGTGTCCATAAGAATATCATAGAAAACTCTCTCGAAGTTCATCTCATCTTGTAATGTACATTCATTATATTCTTGAACTGTTTTAGCATCCTTCTTATCACTATGGCCTCTTCCCGTGATATTACATAGAGGCTTAGTGAATATAGTTTTTACGAATCTAGCAATTATGGCACGGATAGTAATAGCCTCGATGGGTACTCCAACATCACTGGACCATTTCCATGGCTCTAATTTAGGAAATTTATCGGGATCATCTCCATAGTCAAGTCCCTGGATAGAACGGACTGCATCAAACCTCTTAGTAAAGTTATCTACCTTTCTAGAATAGGCTTTGTGTGCATCCTTATGTACCATTACTTCCTGTTCTATCCAATTCTTTACTTCCAGATCCCGCTTTTTTCTTAGTGCAGTTTTATTACTCACGAGATAGCTCCTTTTAATGTTCTTACTTTTTCACAGGCTTTAGGTAGATTAACATCATTGATATCTACCCTACATATATTTGGTCTATCCTCATAGATCATACAAAGATTGTCTTCGGATAAATGTCTACAAATACCATCTCCTCTATTTAATTCCTTAATCACTAGTTGATCTTCCTTTCGCTTTGGTAAATGAGTATTTAGTATTTTACAGCATGAACCACATTTTTTACATTGCCACATTAGAACCAACCTGATCCGTGTCCAGATACTCCCTTAGAACCATCAACATCTTTTTTGGGTTTACCTTTATATCCCTCAGGTTGCTTCTTAGAAAGATCATGGTCTCTCTTCTTACCTATCTCCCTCAAGTCCTTTGTGGTTGTAGCATTCATTGGAACTCTACCCATTAAAACCACCCCGATTCATGTCCTCCACATTTACCCTTAGTCTCTCCTCCAAACTTAGTGGGTTGTGGAGCTTTAGAGTTAGGTAATCCCATAGCATCCTGACCCTTTTGCATATCCATCTTTTTGTTATTCATCTTCTTTCCCCTTAGCTTCTTCATACTAGACCTCCTTTATTTTAAGAAAGATAATTTATCATGTTCAGCCTTCTCAAGCATATCCAAATCAGAGGAAGAAAGAGAACTTACATCTACCTTCTTTTTCTTACCTATATCAATTCCTAAAATACTAAAGTCGGCTCTGTACCTCTTTTGATTAGGATTAGGTCCCCATTCATCAATCTCAGATCCAGCCTTATTTACTCGGAGTAGTACTTTAGCTACAATTTTCTTTCCTACATCCTTAGTACCTAAGGGGAGATCAATTCCATCTACACAAAAACTTGGGTAATGAACCCTATTCTTTTGTTTAGATGGAGAGATAGGACCATCAGAATATGTTTTCTCTTTCTTCCCTAATTTAATCATCTTCTTTTTCTCCTTTTAAAGAACTTATCTTTTATACGAGCTCTTGTTAGCTTGTTTACTAATGCCTGACTTACATCGGAAATAATAGACTTCCTCCTTTTAGCTCTAACTACGGTGTTGATTGCTTCGGTTAACTGTCTAACCATATATGGCTTATGATCTGTCATCATGAACTCATGGGCTATTAGTTGTTGGACTTCCTGTCCATTTACTAACTTATGAACTACTACCTCCATGATAGTAACAGAATTAACTATTTCTACTTCCTCTCCATTTATGAATATCTTGTTAACCTTTCCTTGATCATCAGTAGCTACCTTCTCAGCCTTCTCAGTATCTACTACATCATCAAGTTTTAATGGTCTACCACTTTCACTAATAATACCACTACTCTTTTCCTCTCCCATGGTCTTCTCCCTTATTTTGAAAAATCAAGTAATGAACCCCAGTAAGTAATCTTTACATATCCAAAGTACCCCTTGTCATCTTCTACCCAATGTGAATCTTCTTGGAATACATTGTTAGCTAAGTTCTTTCCACCCTCTAAGCCAATACTTAAGTTGTCTGTGATAACAATCAAGTCAGGAGCATCAATCTTAGCTCCTACCACTGCTCTTGCAGTATCATCTGCCCCTGCAGGTATGATAAAGATTAAGAGTAGGATTGCAATGATAATTAATTTCTTGAACATCTCGTTCCTCCTTGTTTTTGGTTAACGGACCTCTGTGCCCGTGTCTGTTATTTCAACCATATCAAAAAATTCAATTGGTACCTCTGTTGATCTCCAGATCCTTCCCTTCTTACTCTTTGCATGAAGATATCCAGCCTGTACCCATAGCTTAATAATGTAATCATCTTCATCCAATCCTAGAGTTAAGGTCTTCCCATGCCTTAAAACGTTTCTCCCTGAGTACTCCATTATACTCTCCCTTTCTTTTTCCTGGTCCTTATGAACTTTCTCTCAAATGCCTTAAATACATTTACAGCAATATACTCCCCTGAGTTCATAACATGTTCATAGTATCCATCAGCATAAGGTAATTCAAACTTATCAGAATACTCCTTCATACTATCTTGTTCCGGATAATGATATCCTCCTTGAAATCCATCACAAGCAATAGGACAATTCCTTCTGTCTACCAGTAATGCAGGTTTATCACCATGAAGTGTAGATAACCGTCTCTCAATGATCTCCTTCCTTTCCCTATATGTAGATTGCCTAATGTGAACCATGATACCTTTAGAGTTAAGGATTTGCCAAGAGGTATCTTCTGACTGATCATTAGATTGCTTACATGCAGGGTCTCCAAAGTGTCTCTTCTCTGCATTAGGATATAAGAGGTTTAATTGTTCACTAACATAATCACCAAACTTTTGTATAGTGATATCTCTCCCTAAGAACTCCCTTAGCCATATCCATCTATCCTGTAAGTCTAGTTGAGTAATTAATGCACAGGGAAAATGAAACCCGAAGTCCCATCCTATGAGTAATGGCCTGTCTGGGTTCCATTCAAATTCTCCCGTATGGATATGAGGTTTGAATCCAGAGTAGTATGGCTTACCTGCTACTGAGAATCCTGATTTACCATAAATATACTTCCTCTTAGCTGCCTCGGGCATACTCTCTAATGAACCTTTATATGCAGGCATTAGATTATCCCAATTCTCATAGGTTGTTACATGCCATCTTTCTACATCAGGGTCATAATTCTCTTTCTCGGGATCTAATATCTCTTCTAGCCAATGAGTTTGATTAGGAGGTTCTGACTCCATAAGAATCATACAGGGAACACCAGCCTGACGACATCTTCTTTTTAAAGTTCTATATATTTGTTCTGTGATCTCATGAGCCTCGGTAATTACGATCACTGCAAACTCTTGAGAACCAAAACCTCCTAAATCTTTAAGTCCATTGAAGTATATCCTTCCTGTACCATTGTTAGGTTGACGAATGTCATAGTAGTGATACTGTTCACTCTTGGCTTTAACTAATGAACGTGGTAGTACTTCCCAAAACTTATCTATCACTGATAGCTTGAGGTCCTTGAAGTCCATTCTACCCCACAGAATGCGAATCTTATTTACTTGTGTGAGTAATTCAATAACAGGAGCCATGATAGCTCTAGTCTTTCCACTACCATTGCCTCCTTGAAGATAAAGGACAGGAATATGATCTTGTTCATCAAATGGAGTAGCCCTTACAGCATCTACCCAGTTCAACACCTTCTCTTGTGTTGGATTAGGTAAATTAGCTTCACCTTCTTGATTAACATCATAAGGGGCTAAGAGAACATCTGTGCTCATTCCTCTTTTCCTTTCCTTGGTTTACGATATCCATACAATAATGAAATGTCTCCAGTGTGTTGATGTTCTTGCTTTTCCTTCCATTTCTTTCCAGCTCTGTTCTTTAAATAAAATTTCTGGGCTTCAGTGTTATTATGGATGGCTGCATTATTAAATAAAGCATCCTCCACCACCTTAACTCTAGACATCTTTGCAGCCTCTATCATTTTATCAAGTTCTGGGTCTTCCATTCTCCACTTTAACAAACAACCTCTTGATACTCCAATGATCTTAGCTGCTTGCCTATAGGTAGCACCTTGACGGAATGCCTCTAAAGCCTTACTGATTGCTTGAGGGGTCTTTTTATATCTATGGCTATTTCCAAATTCACGTTCCAGATCCTCGGAGGGAGAGGAGGTTTTCCTTGCTGATCGAATATTCTTCCTGAATTCTTTTTTAGTGACCTTTTTTAGTTTAACTTTTTTCCTGGGGCTAGGCATATTTGGGTGTTCCTCCTTGTTACATTTTATATAATATCATACACCATTTGCTGCCTGTAAACACATATTTTTTACCCTTCTATATCTCTTCTTGTAAGTCATTGCAATATATAGACTTACGCAATACGCTAAAATAAAATAATTTAAAAAAACATTTACGG